CCGCGACTGAGAAGGATTGGCAAGGGCATCCACCCACTAAAACATCGGGTGCTTCCACGCGCTGCGTCAGTACACGATTTTTAATCTTGGTCATATCACCCAAATTAGGTACATCGGGGTAATGGTGGGCAAGCACTGAACAAGGGAATGGTTCAATTTCGGCAAACCATGAGGGTGTCCAACCGAGTGTGTGCCATGCCACGGTTGCGGCCTCAATACCTGAGCAAACTGAGCCGTATTTCATGCTGCACCTCCAAATAAATCAAAATCATCAGCAGCTTGATTAATCCAAAGGCATTCTGTACGCATGACTGTTCCAGATTGGCCAGCAGCTCTAGCTGGTTTAGATACTAATCTCCAACTTTTTAATGACTCGGTATAAATTGGATGTGGATATCCACATAAAATGACTTTTGCTTTTAATTTTAATAACAACATCAACAATTCTTGATGTTGTGCATTTGTCATTTCATATCTATATGCTCGGTTTGTATTTCTTGTATCAAGCACATACGGAGGGTCTATGAAAAATAATGTATCCTCTCGATCGTGATCTTTAATAACTTGTAAAGCACAGCGATTTTCAATCAATACATTTTTAAATCTAGCTGCAGCTTGTGCAATAATTTTTGGATAACGATTCCAAATTGTGACAATGTCACTACCGCCTCTCGCTGTATCAAGTCTAAATCCTGTATTTCCTTTTGTAGCACCCGCACTACCAAACCCCATTTGAGCGCGTATAACTAAGCGTCTTGCTTGCTCGACAGGATCATTGGTTTGTTCATAAGCATCAAAAAATTCAGTACGGCTGTACGGTGTCATTTCAATAGCTAAAGCAAGCTGCTCAGCTAGAGACGGAACACGCAACACACGAAACAGGTTGACTACATCATCATCGAGGTCGTTATAAACTTCGCAGCGTGAAGGCTCTTTAGCAAACAAAACAGATGCGCCACCGCCAAATGGTTCAACATAGGTGTTGTGTTTTGGGAAATGGCTAATAATCCAATCAGATAACCTAAATTTTCCACCGTGGTACCTAATTAGTGGATGTGCTAATGCTGTCATGCTGTTTCCCCTTCGTTGGCCAACAATGGGTCGGTGTAATCAACTTGCAAGTGATTAGGTTTAGGTGCTGGCTTACCAATTAAAGCCTTCATCGCCTCAAGGTGTTTATTTGCCACTTCTGCACTAGCTTTGACAGGCTCTTTGCGTTCAATCGCTTTGGGTATCTCAGGTAACACTTGACCCGTCATCACGGCTTCACAGGTCTTTTGATAGGCATGACTAAAGGCTTTATGCGCTTTTTCATCATTCATCACGGATAATGCTTTTAAACCAACCTGAGTCGCTGCGTGATAAATGGCGTTATGTGTCCAATGTAAGGTGCCAACACGTCCACTGTTATCAATCGCTTCTTTGTAGGCTCTCTCTAAGGTAGGTAAGCCAAAATCTTGCGGCGTTGGCTTGCACCAAGAAACAAACTTGGCAGGCGATGGAAAAAAATCACCACCCTCATCACGCGCTTTTTTCAAACCGATATTTAGCTTTTCAGAACTATCAATCCCGTTTTCGACAAGAGCCTCAAGCCATTGACGCTTGGCTGCTTCCAAGTGCTGTGTGGTTGGTAACGCATTTTTCCATGCAGGGAAAATTGTTTGTAATGCGGTAAAAAACCGATTAAACACATCTGCAAAGCTCATTGCTTTGATTTGGTTTTGTGTTTGGATGTTACTCATAACAACACCCCACACTTAGCGGCTAAATCAGGAGTCAACCAGTCGGTTGTGTTGTTATCAGGTATTTTTGACGATGAATTGTGTTTTGCTTGTGCGTTATCAAACCAAACCTTTTTAAATCCAGCCCACCCATTTTCTGTTGCAAAGCGAATGCCTTCGGGAATGGTTAAACCTGCCAACTCAAACTCACGGCATAGGCCATCAAAAGCGGTTTTTGTTAGCGGTGATTTTTTCGCTTTACGGTTTGCTAAAAAATCCTTGGCAACTTGAGAATCAACACCATGATTTTTAACCAACACAGCAACCGTAACCGTTTTTTCCGACTGAACATTTTCATCAACGATTTTTTCAGGCGAGCTAACAACTCCGATAGGAGTTGTATGTATATTGGTTATTGGTTCTTGGTTATTGGTTATTGGTTTATGGTTAGGTGACGGTTCGTGAGATTTTTCACACGGTTCGTTCACGGTTCGTGGTGAGTCGTTTTCTTGTGGTAACGATTGTTTGCCATTTTTGCGTTTTTCTTCACGTTCTTTAGCTATGCGCGCATTGGTTTCAGCTTTTGCTTTGTATTCAGCAAGTTCCTCTTTCACGCGGTTTTGAACATAAACCCCATCAATAAGAGCGAAAAACTTAGACAAAACAAACTTAACAGCATTGATTTCCGCCTCTGTTCTTGCCCAAGTCCAGTCGATAGCCTCATCAAGCGTGGGGAATCGTTCACGGTCATAGCACGAATCGAGCAAGAGCGTGAACGCTCCGTGTTCAAGCATGGACAAACGACCCGCTTTTTTAGCATAGTCGCCGATATTTTTTTTGTAGTAGTGCATTATTTACGCCACCTCTTGTTGTTGTTCTTGTTCGATGACTTCAACGTGACCACAGTCAAAACAAGTTTTTGTTGGCTTCTCAATCGTAAAATTAAAACTAAATGAAGATGACTGGCCACAGGCGCGGCAGATGTGAACAACAGGCTCTTGCTGTTGAGTCTTGCGTAATGCAATGTTTTGTAGGCGTGTGCGGTCTATCATTTAAGCCGCTTCCTTGAATTTTTCTAAAACGATTAACGACTTGGCTTGCATGATGTTGTCATCAATGTTTGTTTGAGCCGACCATTGCCAGTAATACGGGTTGTAGTCCTGAGTTGCCTTGCCAATAACGGACGCTCTTTTGCACTCAACAGGAAAGCCAACCTCTTTTAATGCAACCAACATTCGTTGTACTGTGCGAATCCCGTAATCAAAGCCACGAGCATTTAAAAGCTCAACAAGCTGCGTAGAAGTTTTGGCTTCTTCTAATGAGGCGAAAACAACAAGCATTGCGTAAAGGTGTCTTGCGCCCTTGCTGTTGACATTTGGTTTTTTCTGCATAATAATTCCCCTGCTAAAGTGTTATTTGATTCTGATTTACAAGAAGCCCCGTTACAGCGGGGCTTTTTGTTGCCTAAAATTTGTTGTTGTGGCAGGACTCGAACCTGCATTTCGGTAGCGACCCGAATATCATTCCGCTAGAACACAACAACAGCATGGACTCTGCATCATCGCCATTGCGAATAGTGCGTGACTCCGCCAAAGCCCATGCTGTTGTTCACCCGTTTTCGGCACAGTGGGTGAGTCTGCTTTGTGGTTGCAACGATAAAAAACCAGCCTTGCACATTAGTCCTCTTTACATCCTGCCCCGCCTTGGCGAGCGGTAAACAGGCTGCCTCATCCCTGCTCATGTGCCATGAGTACTCCTGCCCGCTTATGCCATCCCATCAAAATCATCAGGAAAATCGTCTTTACCGCCCCAAAGCAGACCTAGTACGAATAAAAGACCAATCACAATGCCGATGACAGCCATTGCAAACTTGATTACTAAAGTGTCCATTTGTTCTACTACCTTTCTTTTTATGTTGATTTTTTGGACTATGCTTAAATCAGCCCCACCAAAGGAGGGCTGATTGTGTTAAGCGGCTTTCTGTCTTTTACCTATTGGCTCTTTACCTTGTGCCAAGTCGAGAATTTGATAGATTCTTGCAAGTGGCACTTTTTTCCATTGATAGACTGCTGGAGGGCTAACCCCAAGTTTTTCAGCAAGCTCAACACCATTACAGCGCAAAAGCTCACACGCCTCTTTTACTGTCATGTTTACATTCATTTCTTAATACCAAAAAGTAAGTGTTCTTAGTAATTGTTACATAGATAACTTACTTTTACAAGATGTAAGATAACTTATATGAATACTTTTGAAATCGGCGAGCGTATCCGTGATTTACGCAAAAAACATAGAATGACTCAGGCGGAAGTGGCGCGAAAAATCGGTGTCTCTAGCCCCACGATTACCCAATGGGAAAACAATCAAACATCACCGAAAGGCGACAACCTATTAAGGGTGTCTCAGGTTCTAGGGTGTACGCCCGATTGGTTGGTCAGTGGCAAAGGCCACCCTGACGATATACATGACAACACAGAAGCAGCACCGCGATTAAAGGGGCTTGTGCCAGTGATAAATGAAGTACAGGCGGGACACTGGACAGAGATACAGACAGGATTTGACAGTGAGGCGAGCGAATGGATACCCACACTACACACCAATAGCCGCTATGCGTTCGCGTTGCGGGTGGTGGGTGATAGCATGATGAATCAATCCGAAAAACGCTCCCTTAGTGAAGGCATGATTGTTGTGGTTGACCCTGAGAAACAGGCAAGACACCGTAGTATTGTTGTTGCGAGACTGGCAGACAGCGAAAAAGCAACTATTAAAGAGTTGGTGATTGACGGCGATACTAAGTACCTGAACCCATTCAACAAACAATTCCCGATTATCCCCATCACTGAGGGAACAATTATTATTGGCACAGTGGTCAGTGCATCGCTAGACCTGACTTAAACCACAAATAAACGCAAGGACGCGCCATGTATAACTACTCTGACAAATTCATCACCAAGTATTTCAAAACAATCGGCTATTGCATTGCATTGGCCGTTGTGATTAGTTTGATTTATGAGATTTTAAAATAGCCGAAAAGGACGGCGGCTTTTATTTTACCGTCCATAGGAAGTTTAAAATGAGTAAAGATGAAATTGTTGTAAAAGAAGCTATTGAAATCAAAGACAACTCTGAGGCTAGAGTTGCTTTTGAATTGATGGAAAGAATAGCCAGTCTTGAGGGTGATAAATCAAGGTCTGGTGATACAGCTAGACAATTTTGGCTAAAATTATACAAAGAATGTCGAGACGTTGTTAAGTATGGAGATTTGCCAAAAAATTAACTGTCTTTTTTGCCTTCTAAGACGTAATTAGATAATTTTTCTACAAGGCTGATAATTTCGTCAGCCTGACCTTTGATTTCTGTACTAACTTGAATTTTACCAATTACAAGTTCCATTAACTCCATGCGAACTTTTTGTTCAGTACCCATAACTCACCTCACTTAACCCGCACCATGCGGGTTTTATTTTGCCTATCTTACACCGGTAATCCTCCCTTTTTTAACCGCAGTTAAAAGTAGAGGTTAGGCTATGAGAGCCAGCTTTTGCTTTGGTGGTATTCCACCATTTGCTTTGTTCGGTCGTTCATGGTTGTAAAACCACAGCCATTCT